AGGGACACAGAGGCATCAACATATAGTATCCCAAGGTCCCACTCACCACAATATATAGTATCACCCAAGGACTCCCACCAGTCCCACCTAAGGTTAAACCGAAGGTTTAGGGGTGGCCTATGGTTACTTTGGGTGAACTGGAGGGTACTGGGGGGGGATAACCAAAAGTTTAAACTGTGAGATGTGCACTCAGAACTTTATGTAAAATTCTTAAAGGTAACCTCAGGTAGTCCTCAGGTCAGTGCATAGACCCGTAGGTAGACCCAGTGAATCACCTAAGGTTAACTTTAAGTATTGACTGTAGAGGGATGGAGTGGTGTATGCTGATAAGCATCACTACGGAATCCCTAGCGCGTCAGGAAGACCCTAATCGCTACAAGTGAGTAGAGAGCACACGAGAGTCTCCAGTCCACCGAGTTGTTGCTGAGTAACCAGTGAAGCCCCAAGGGCACCAGCAAGTACCAGCAGAAACCGCCAAGTAGTCCTATGGCGCAGTAAGGTTAACAGTAAGCGCATAGGTCCTCCTTGTGTTAGCTCTTAGTGTCTTATAGTTAGAGGGTGATATTATCATTACTACCCTCTCTCATAGAGGAGACCTGTAGTGCATAACTATATGAATGAAACTTTAAGTGTTCTTATAGTAAGTCTTTAGGGGTCTCTCCCTATAGTGCTACCTAATTCCAAGTGTCTGTTATGCCTGAAGTTTTCCTGAAGTGGCCTTCCGTGGCCTAATGAATCCTTATGCACAATCCCTGCATAATCACCATGCGATGAACATAGTGTCATCCCCATCGTCTTCCCATCGGATGTCCACACCGTTGCTACTGGTGGCCCTGAACTGGGAGATGTTACTCAGAGGTTTCTCCATGTGGTGCTCCAAGAACTCCTGAAGTACCTCAGCCTCTATCTTCACAGCGTCCTGCTGCATCGTAGAGCGTAGGAACTCAACACCCAATGCCAACGCATCAAGTCGGTCATCATGTGCCACAGCGCCCTTCTCACGGCTCATACGGGTCATCTGGTAGAACAAGCTGTACTTCAGAGCGTGCTTACCGTCTGCGTCACGTGCCGTCTGGTAGTCCTGTCGGATAACCTCGTCACGGATTACCAAGCGGTGACTTGCCAGTACAGGCTCAAGGGTATCGCAGATACGAACCTCTTTCATACCACGAGCACGAATCTCTTCGAGTTGCGCTGGGTGATGCTTCAGGAGCACAGGCTGGAACACGTTACCGAACATGCCGTCACCGAAGTTACTCTCGAAGACCACAGTCTGTACCTGCCACTGTTTGGCTTTCTTAGCGAGGAACTCAAGGGACTTCTCTTCGTACCCACGAGTACCGCCAGCGTCCATCAGGTAGATATATCCGTTGAGGGTGTACAGTACGCACCAGCCAGTCTCATCCTTACCACGACCGCTGGGGTCAATGACCAGAATCTTACCCTGATACGCACCAGTGTTACTGGAGGCTGTATGGAAGGAATAAATCTCGTCACCCTTCATACCCACGTTAGGAAGCTCCTCATTGCGGTTCTGGCGGTTCGGCAGCCACTGGTAGTGCATTGGGGCCTTGTCCATCTGTAGACCGCACACGATAGCGTCACGGAGGCGTAGAGGATACTTCTCGGCGTCACTGAGGTTCGGGTTGAGCATGAACTGAAGCGTATAGCCAGCCTTGCCGTATTCCACCTCACGTTCCTGAAGGTCCATAGAGTCGAATCGCACCGGGTCAGTGGGCTGACTGGCGAGACCCTCTTTGTCCTCATCGTACTCGCTACGGAGCATAGGAGCCAGTCGGTCACCATAATATAGGTCTTCCTCTTTGGAGCGAGGATACTGTGCAGGCCAAATGATGGTGGAGTACCCACGGTTGTCCTCAAGTTCCTTGTAGAGCGTCATCTCGGTCTGAGGGGTACCCAGATAGATAACACGGCTAGTCGGTAGAGGTTTCAACAGTGCGGCGAACTCCTGAACCAACGTCCAGAGTTTCTCTCGGGCACCTTGGGTTGCAGAGTTACCGGGAATCTCCACGTCATCCGCAATGATGATATCGGCACGGCTACCAGTAAGCTGACCCGTAATACCCACAGACTTAACTGACGGGCTGTGGTCCGGCTTGGCAGGGCCTACATCAAAGCTAATCACGGAGTCACGCTGACCGGGGCGAGGCTTAAGCTCACTCAGGAAAGGCAACAAGTCGATGATGTTCTTGATGAAGATGGAGTTAGCGTCCGCACGTTCCTTTGAGGCTGAGACAATCAGTATCTTTAACTGCGGGTCTCGCCACAGGGTCCACACTACGAACGCACAGGTAATGAACGACTTGCCGATACCACGGAAAGCCTGAAGGATAAACTTCTTGTTCTTTGGGTTTGCCAGACACTTGGCCATGTCAATTTGACACTTGGTTGGTTCCGGCAGGTTCAGGGCCTTCCAGAGCACGAAGAGAAAGGCGACAAAGTCACCCTTCAGTTGCGCAATGATTAAGGCGTTCTTGGCTTGCTGAGAGTTACTCAATGTTCACCTCCTTTCCGCTGTAGCTTACGAATAGTGTCCTGTAGGGCCTTCTCTTTGAGGTCGGCCTTCTGGGTTATTGCGATAAGACTTCGAGCAGTTGCTTCGTGTAGTTCGACGGAACCATCAATGAGGCATCGACCGTCTGGTCCTGCGGCGACACTGGTAGGTTTGACTTTGACACGCAACCGCTTATTGTCGCTACGCAAATCAGCAATAATCCTATCAGTGCTGCCCTCCAGCCCCTCAAGGTCTGCTTGGTACTTAGCCGATACTGCGTCAATCGCTTTCTGAGTTTCAGCTCTAGCCGTTTGCTTCTTAACGTACTCATTCTGTACTTCCTCCTTCCATTTGGCGTCCGTAGACTGTGACCCCAAGTGCCACCCGAAGGCAAACACCATGATAGCCACAAGATACGGGACGATTCTCTTTGTGAACTCCAGCATAATGCCTCCCGTTGTTTCTCAGATTTCACGTAGGAACGCCTAGCGTAGTGCAATGACATCCATAAAGGCACTACATGTAGTAGTACCTTGAGTATATCACTGTAGGGTGAACTTATCGTCGTCTGTAAGACCATCAGCACCCACCTTGGAGTTGTAAGCCTCCAGACCCTCAGCCAGCCCGCCCAAGATGTTTACGTCAGGGGTCAGCTTAGAGATTTGGAACTTGTGGCGCTCCAGTAGTTTACCAATGGCGTTGTACAGCTGAGGGGTTCGCTTCTCGGGATTCTTCAGGTCCATGAGCATCTGCTGAGCCATCTCAGTGTCTAACATTTCGAGGAACTTAATCAGGTCCATGTTTTACTCCTTATTAGCTTTCTTCCAGTCAATGATTTTGTCGACTACCTTGGCACCAATCTGAACCACTGTGTAGGCGATTGCCGCGACGTAGAACCACTCGTTGAGTGAGAGGCCCCAAAAGAGCCTCGCTACACCATCGGCCCCAGCGACCCCCGCAATGGGAGCCGCCTTGATAACTTCGTTGTTGAAGTCTAGGGATAACATTTATACCTCCTCCTGTGTGACGGAGAACCGCTTACCACCACCACTCCCCGTAATGTTCACGGTAAGGGTCTGGCCAGATATGGACCACGTAATGTCAATCACGGCAGCATCAGTGACGCTCTTATACACTTCCTTGAGGCTTCCACCAATGTACCGAAGAACAACATACGCCGGGAATTGCAGGTTCCCAGAGGCCGAAATGACCACGTCTCCAGACCCTCGGTACACCGTGGTAGCACCTGTGTCTGCCACTACCGAGTATTCCAGAGAGTACAGCTTGATAAACTCAATAGCCAGTATCTCAATGTCCGACCCGTTGTTGGAGCGGCCCAAGGAGAAACCGCTCTGAGTGGTACCGGAGGTGAACTGTGTCGTGGCGCTAGTTGGCTCTGTGCTCAGTTGCATAGAGACACTCGTCTGTCCTACACCGTTAGCTACACCAGCAAATGTCAATGTCTCGCTTCCCGACGAACACTTCGCTGTGACCTTGATGGCATACTGAGAGGACGGGCGCACCAATGTACCCACTGGGAACTGTAGAACAGCCGCTGCGGTGAATCCGCTTGTCAGAATGAGCGAGTTGCCCCTTGCGTACAGGTAGTCCTTGAAACTGTTACCGCCTAACGACGTGCCCCACATTGACATGTTCAGGCCAGTCAGTTTAAGTGAAAAGTCACTCATAGAGCTATACCCGTTCCACTTACCGAAGCGTGGGCCTGAAAAGCGGAATGAGCACGGCTGTACTGAGTTGTACAGGAACGGTACCCTATCGACGGTATTACCAGAAGCGTCCACAAGAACCAAGTGGTTTGACCCCAAGCCTGTGTTTGGACCTACCGTCGACACATCCTCAATGACACCATATGTCTGACTAGATGGCTGGTACTTGTACACGAAATACTTAGCGAAATACTGCCCGTCTATGCGGTTGTCCTTTATGATGGTAGAGGCCCTTACGGCTGGTGCGTTTCCATTGAATGACGGCGCGTCAACCTCTGAGGCGTCGATAAACCCAATAAGAGCCTGACCTGCTGTTCCCGATGCCTGCTCGAGATAGTTGTCGTAGATACGAACATGTCGAGCCGTAGACTTGATGAAGATACAGTTCGGTGAGCCAGCGTGCAGAATGTCGTTGTGGTAAATCTCGTTCTGTGAACCGAATGTCCCAACACCAAGCTCCAACACCATGTACTTATGGGCGTTACGGATGCGGTTATGAGCAACGAACATAAGGTCACACCCGTTGAGGAGAACACCTGTTTCGAAGTTTGCAATTTCGTTGAACGAGAACGCACCATCAAACATTTTTGACGCTGAGATACCAATCCCTACGCCGTTGGTTAGCGGGTCGATTGTGCAGAACTGAACGACAGGAACCATGCCATACGGGACGTTTGACGCCCCTTGGTCTGCTATAATAGCTGTGCGCTCGTCGTTGAACCGAATAGGATAGTCACCCTTCAGGCCCATGTTGTACACCTGTGGCATCCGCTTCTGGCCTGTTGATGTGTCGCCTGTGTACCAGAATACACCCTCACCCGGAGTCTCACATACTAACCGAGTGTACCCAGAAGAGAATGCGTTGGCCCCTCGTCCTACTATAACGTTCCCAGTGCGAAGAGTCACGTGGGCAGATACGTAGTATTCACCAGCTGGTACCGCCAGTAACTTAGTGGAATCCGCTGCGGCCTGAAGGGAAGCTCTGTTCCACTCGGCGTTCTCCTTACCAGCCTTCAGTGAGACCTCTGTGTACATCAATGAGTCAAATGTCTCTTGGACGGTGCGCCCATCCCTGAGCACACCAATGGTTGAGCCTTTCGGCTGATTCAGATTGTTTAACATACGGTCTCCTTATTAGTGAACGCCGATTGTGTAGTTGCCAGCGGTTGTTGCCGTAACGGTGATGTAGCCATTGGACGGCCAAGACACAACAATACTGCCCGCAGTACTTTCCCACTGAGGTGTCCATGCTCCACTACTATACGCGCTCCCCTTGCCGATGATACCCGCACAAGCAGGAAGGTTGGCACCATTACCACCTACGTTGATGAAGTAAGCACCACGACCCTGAAGCACCCACGCCGGGAACGTGTAGCTACCACCCGCAGTCAACGTTACGTTAACTCTCAGTGAGCTTGGACGGTCCAGAGAGTCTGCCGCAAAGTTGAGGCCGAAGGCATCTGGAGCGTCAGTGCACGAGATGAATCGGCAGTTAACGTAGCGAGCCTTACGGTCGTCCTCAGTGAAAGTACAGGTGTAGAACGTACAGTTACGGAAGGTAACTCTGGTCTGTGAACCATCTACCACACGGACATAATCGCGGAACGTTGAGTTAGCGAACGAGATGTTACCAACACCGGACTGGGTAATCATCGCCTCAGTGCTACCAGCGGCAGTGAACGTAGAGTTGATGACGTCAAGGTACGTCTCGGACTGTCCGTGGCCAAATTGACCCAGAGGCCCGACGCAGTGGGATGCCACAACGGACACGTGGAGTCTCCCGTTACCACCACCACCAATACGACCCGCAGAAGCTAACTGGCAGTTCACGATTGCCAAATGCTGAGAGGTACTGGAGGAAGCTGTGCGAATGGTAGATGTCAACTTTGCGTTGGTAATGTGGGTGGAGTTCTCTGGGTTAACACCAGATGCCCCTGTGTAGTCGGTATAATCCGAGAAGTTACCACGGAAGTAGTCGCCAACCAGAGAGGTGAACTTGGCGTTGTCGTTATGGACACCACCAACAGCCGCAGTGCCTGCCCCGCCAGTACCAGCAGGATACTTAGCGTCGTTGTCAATGAAGTGACCACCGATTGAGATGTACTCAGCACGGTTCCATACAGCACGAACCTGAGCCTGACGGAAGGTAGACCCGATGTCAGTACCCACAGCTTTCTCAGACACACCGTGACCCACACCGTTGTTGATGTAGTTCATACCGATGAAGTGGGCGTTGGATGGGGCACCTTCACCCTCTTGCCACATACAGGCGTTAGAGTTGGGCTTCTGCTCGAACGTCAATCCATACAGGTTAATGAACGCCCATTTGGTATCATCCGCTTGGTCGTTATCTGCGAGGTCCCCAGCGTACTTTATGGTCCCGTCAGGTGACACGGTCTTGACGTAGCCTCCGATGAACATGCACTGCTCCGAGTAGTCACCAACGATGAGCGGGGACTTACCCGTACCAACCGGATAGCGCAGCTGATAGTCTACCTTGAGGTTTGTCGAGTAGATGTTCTTACAGTGGTCCAGACAGAACGTGAGGGCGTCAGCACCAGCGAATCGCAGGTCGTCGAAGTACGAGTCAGAAGAGTGGCGAATCCACATCTGCCCATTCTTGGTGTTCGTATTCGACGTCCCCATGCCTAGCGGGGTGTTATCCATCATGAAGCCAGACATCGTGACATCCTTTAGGTAGTCCATGAATGCAATGTCACCCTGACCACCAGTCGCCGGGTGGACCAACTTAGTGAACGAGCTACCCTGTCCGCGCCAAGTGAACTTCGTGTACTTAGGCTCAGCCGCTGAGATGCCACGAGTCCTCAGGATGCGAGTCGCTGAGAATGTACCGTGGGGCATTACGAACTCATGACCACGGAGGTCTCGCCCAGCGTTAGTCCCGTTGTACACAAGGAGTGTGTCCAGCTTACCGGGAGTCACAGTGTCTCGGTGGACATCGGTACCGTGTATCGTTGCATCCAGACCGTCCTGAACCGTACCACCTCCAGCCTTACCAATTGAATCGGCACCGCCTGTACTGGCCAGCAGGTCTTCTAAAGGTAACTTATTCTCGGTGGTGAGGCACACAACGAAGTCTCCGGCCTCCAGAGGTTTAACCAGAGTGACGCGCTTGGTCGCAGGGTCATACTCATACTGCCAGTCTCGGAACTGACGACTTCCGTTTACCTCAATGTACGGAACAGCGAACACTGGTGCTTCCTTGTCGATGACAAAGGAGGTCTCTCCGCCAATGGCAGACCCGCCGTTATACACCCAGTTTACGCCGCGTACCATAGCCGTATCGTCGCCGAACTTCTGAATGTATTCCTCAATATCGCCCTGTACCTCTTTGACCTGCGACAAGATGCCACCAGCCTCACCTAAGGTGGTGTCCAGCTGGTTCTTGTTGACCGCGTCGGTACCGCTCTCACCGGGAGCCAGTCGCACAATCTTACGGTTACGGGCGTCGAGGTTACCAGCATCATCCTCAGGCATTGCCAGAAGTGCAGCATCACGTGCTTCTTCAGCGATGTGCGCAGACTGTAGCTGCGAGACATTGAGGTCGTTGGCGCGTAACACAGAACCGTCGCTAAAGTCAACCACGCGCTCTGACGCCGATGTGAACCGTCGAATCTCTACACGATCGAAACCAGTGGTTGCCACCAGCAGCTTAACTCTGGTCTTGGACACGTAGCGGTACTCGGTTATGTTACTCAGCAGTCTGCGGTTGTCGTCCGACACGAGTGACACTCGGACAAACTTACGGGACAGGTAGTCGAACGGGATGTCGAACTCAGTGGCCCCCACTGGGTACTGGATGACTGTTTTAATTTCTTGGTCCATCGTGACCTCCTTTAGTTGAATGAGAAGGGAAACCGTGCTGGTCTCCCTATAGTGCTACCTAATTAGTTGGGCTTGGGCTGCTGTTTGATGGTCACTCCGTTAGCCTCGTAGATTTTCATGATGAGCTGTTGAGTCAGTGGATCGTTCGGCACAAGCTCCTTAGTGGAGTTCATGAGTCCAGTCATGTAATCACGCTCAGTCGGCTTATTGGGTGCTGTAGCAACACCGTAGGCGTTCTTAGCGGTCGCAATGACGTTCCCTACGTAACCAAGAGCTGGGACCTGAGACCCCAAGTTACCCACAAGGTTGCTCGACTCGGCCCGACCTTTGGACGCCCCGTCTTTCTTCTGGAACTGTTCCTCCTTAGGCAAGATGGTGGAGCGCAGCATATTTGCGTCTTGGAACCCAGCGGCACCTGCAATCATCGACACGATGGACAGCGGGGCACCAGTGTGGGAACTTCGAGTCAACGCTGCGTAGCCCAGCATGGTAGGGTTCAGGGCTTTCTTCAGGTAGTCCTTACGTTGAGACTCTTGGAGACCGTAAGCCTTCACGTGGGCCTGCATCGCAAAGTAAGTCCCGGCGATACCGAGTGACAGGATGTGGGTCAACGCCATGTCGATAGCGCGGTTGTTCTTGTAGCCCTCATAGAAGGACCGAATGAACTTAGCGTTAAGCGACTTGATGGTGAAGTTCTTGAACTGCATAGCCATCTTGACACCAGCACCATACGCCTTGGAATCCTGCTGGGACACCTTGTGAGGCCGCAGCATGGTCTCGTCGGCAACCTTATCGGCAAGACGCCACAGGTCCATCGCTCTCGGGTCCTGACTGAAAGCCTTCTTGTCCTTGATGGTGAACTGGCCGTTAGCGTCACGAGTCGCGTGGTCGACAAAGAGTTGCTTGATGCCCTTCCACTGCTCAGGACTGATAGAGGCAGCTTTGAGGAAGTTCTCTTTGCCGAACTTGGAACCCTTACCGCCTAGGGCCGCACCAGCCACATCGCCGAGCACACCCTGACGGGCAGTGTCCAGAATGTAGTTGGCTGTACCGTTCAGCATCTTGGTCCAAGGAGAACGGGCCGACAGCTCCTGAGTGCCGAACTTAATGGTACCAATGACTGACGCCATGGCTCCACTGGTATCGGAAGCCTCACGGATTCGCTGCACGATGTCCTCACGTCCCGGACGGATTAACTGGTCGAGTTCCTTACCGAACAGCGCCCCATGGAGTTCACGAAGTTCACTACCCGACACCGGAGAGGTTCTGGTGGCGAGGTCTCGCAACGTTGGGATACCGTGTAGCATCGCCTTAACGTTACCCTTAGCCAACATCCCAGCAATCTCTGTGAGGTTCTGCGGACCCATGTAGAAGTTCTTAGCGAAGAACGCTAGGTCATTCAGGGAACGCATAGCCGTCTCAAAGGCTGTATCGTTGTTACGTCGAGCACGCCCAGTGAGAATCTTAACGGTATCCTTCAGGGCTTCCACTTCACCCTTCAGTTGTCCCTTACGTTCGGCCTTCTTATCCAGCGCCATGATTTCATCCTTGAGCTGCTTCGTGGTCTTCCCACTGCCACCCATGATGGAGATATCACCGTTAACTCGACGGTCGTACGCTGGGATAATCCGTGCCATGTCGAAGTCCCTCAGGTCGTTTACACTGAAGGTTGACCCGTCCGGCAAGGTGACCGGGATGTCGCTGTCGAACATGTTACGGGCTTCAAGGAACGAGTTGTTCTCGATACCGACCAGACCTGTGATGTTGTCGTCAATGACGCTGGACGCTGTGAAGTCCTCTGTGTGACTGATACCGTAAGCCTTGTCCATGGCGTGCTTCTGGACCACCTCAGGTGTCACTTGGTCTACCGACTTGTAGCCGTTGAGTTCCATAAGGTACTCGTCGACACGTGCCTTGACCTCAGGACGCACTCGGTAACTGGTGAGCCAGCTCTGAGCGATTGCCTGTTGGAGCCCTTCAGGTCCACCCAGCTTCTGCATCATCAGTTCCTTAGCGCCCCTGTCGTACACGTTAGGCACGTAGGTACCCTTGTGTCGACTACCGGGGAAGATGCTCACGGCGTTAGCGTTACCAAAGATACCCGGCTGTTCCATCAGTTCACGCTTGGTGTCGAAGTGCTCTTTCAGCAGGTCCATCACCTCACGTTCACCTTTGGTCAAATCAGCCTGTAACTCTGGGCGCTCAATCGCCAAGGCAGCACGCTTGTAGACTTCCTGACGGATGGCTCTGCGTGACATCTTCTGCTCACCCACGGAGAACTCTGGGTCCTTCATGGCGCGGTCAACAGCGTCATACAGTTGGTTGTACATCCGTTGGTCAGTCGCATGGAGCCGCTCGTGGATGTCCGAAGCGGTCGCACCGAACTTACCACTAGACCCTGATTGCATCCCTGTTGGAGAGCGCACGAGGTCCTGAGCGATTGTACGAACACCAGCATCCTTGGACCCTAAGGTCTTCAGGCCAATCTCAGTGAACCCACCGAGCCTGATACCGGGAGCGGCACGCTCTGGGTCAATCTCTGCGAAGTCGCGTTGAGTCCTTGGGTTAAGCGGGTTGGTATCGCTCAGGATGGAACCATTGGCCAGAACCACTGCGCCATCTTCGGTCGGGTGGTCGGCGAACGGAACACCTCTGTGGTCCTGCTCGAACGAGAAGTTCTCTGGAGGTAGAGTCGAGGTGTCGTGACCCCCAGTGTTTATGGCAGTCTCTCGTGCTTCCATGCGGAGTGCTGGACCAGCGAACTCATTCACGGAGTCTACTCCACGAGCCTTGCGGATACCAGCGGCCACAGCGTCACTAAGAGCCGACATGCCAGCACCGAACAGTAACCCGCCAAGTGCTGCATCAGCGTAGTGAGCTTCACCACCAGCTACTGACGTACGGATTCCCTCAGAGGCAACACTGAGTGCTCCAGCCTGTGCGCCTACTCGCAGGGCCTTATTGACCACCTTGAGTCCCTTCCCGGCCACACCTACCAGAGGCACATAACTGAGTGGGTCTACACCAGCACCAACGATACCAGCAGCGAGTTTCGCCCCAGTACCAGCCTCAGCGGCCCGTTGGTCAGCCTCGAAGTTATCCTTGGCCAGCTTGATGAGCGCATCCCAGTTCTCGCCGTCACCACCAGTCACCACACCGTAGTAACTCGGAGGTAACCCTGAGTCGCGCAGCTTCTGCAAGTCTTCCTTGGAGGGAACATAGGAGTTCCAGCGAGTCGGGGTCATCGTGTCCTTGAATACATCGTACCCATCGTCGGCTCGCGCAGCACGGAAGGCCACACCTAATGTGGAGTTCTGAATCTGAGCATCAGTAGCGTCACCGAACCCGAAGAATGTTGACCGAGAGTTATACTCGTCGAGAGTCGTCCCGGTCTTCTCCCAGAAGTCCTTAGCGTATGGCGTGTTGGGCGCTTCCTGCGCTACACCTTCAACGTCGAACCCATGGGACTCCGGCAGTTCTGTACCTACCTTGCCAGCCTTGGAGATGCCCTTGAAGGCATCCTCTGCGGGAATCCCTTTACCCTTTGGGGTGATGCCACCGAACGCCTCCAGTGCGCCTGAGTTCGGACTCTTGGCCACATCAAGCAGCTTGCGCATGTAGTTACGGCCTTCCTCCGAGATAGACCCGAAGTCGCCCTTGTCGTACGCTTGAAGCTGGGGAGCACCCGATGGGCCTTCCCCTTGGTTGTACGCTAGGGCAGCTTTCAGCTCATCCCCGTCGTACTTCTTAACGAGACTGGCAAGCAGCTTAGCGCCAGCGTCAATGGCTAACTCTGGGTTGTAGCGCCCATCGTCGTCACCATCGGTCACGTTAAGGCCCATCGCTCGGGCCGTGTTGCGGGTGAACTGCATGATGCCCTTAGGGCCAGTCTTAGAGACGGCCTTAGGGTTGAAGGATGATTCGTTAAACGATAACTTACGCAGGAGGTCATAGGAGACCCCATGAGAGTCTGCTGCCTTCTGAAAGATGCCATCGTAATCGCTAGGTTTGGACTTATCGTAGCTCATGTTGTCTCCTTAATGATTATTGGTCACCACCTCCATAGATGAACTTCGGAGTGGCTTTACGTTTCGCACGGACACGCTCACCAGCGGTCTTACGGGCCTGAGTGGCTGCGGTGATAGGTGCACGTTTGGTTGCTTCCTTCAGTGCCTTCTCTTCGGCTTCCTTAGCCAGTCGCTGCTGCTGTTCCTGATAGGTTCGAGTCAGTAGCTCCTTGTCGTAGCGGATGCGTACGGTACCAGTGGTGTCCATCATGTAGATAGAGTCACCCTGCTGGTACATCGTCAGCTGCTTGTTGGTCACCCAAGGGTTAGCCGCGATGATTCCCTTACGGGCTTCTTCGAGGATGTCTCGGCCTTGCTCCCAGCTCTTAGGGTCATCACTGACCTGTAGGATGTTCTTCGGGATAATACCAATGGTATCGCCATCCACGTCATCACCTTTGAATGTCACAGTGGATTCCTTGAGGAACTTATCGACCTGCTCCATAGCCATGTCACTGTTGCCTGTGCGGTACTTGACGCTGTCATACATCTTTCTGGCCATAGCATCAAGACTGGCCGGAATGCGGGACAGTTCTGGGGACTGGGAGTTGTTCTTCAGTGCCGCCCACGCTTTGTCATCCTCGTACTGCATCTCTTTTGTTAGGCTGCGACGAGAACGGTCAGCGTCGATGAGAATCTGAGGGTCAATCCCCTGCTTATCCATCATGTCAAGCGTTAGGAACAGCTCAGCCTTGTCAGGATACAGCGCAGCGAAGAGGTCCGGGTCGGTGTTACGCATGGTGCGCAGCTTGTTCAACGCCGTGGTGTCTTCTGGTAACTTACCGTTAATCACAGCGGCAGACCATTCAGACCCAGCGTCGGTGACCATCTGGCCTACAACGGTACGGAAGGCTCCACCCTCTGAGTCTGCCCGTAGGTAGCTCAGCTTCATGCGGTCCTTCTGTTGCTCCGTGAGCTGCATCTGGTCAATCTCGGCCAGCTTACCGTTAGCGTAGTTCACCATGTCACTGTGAGTGAACTCGCCAGTGTTCTCGTTGGTCGGCATGTCCTTGTAGCTGGTGGATACGTACTGACCGCTGATACGCTTGGTGAACTGCTGGTCAATGACCTGATTCTTGTTAATAGTCTTCTGACGTTTGTCCATCTCCTTGGCCGCTGCTTGGGCCTCCTGACGGAAACGGGCCTGCATCTGCTCCTCAGCCTGAATCAAGCGCTCACGCTCTGGGGTCATCTGTTCACCGGGTTGCAGACGGTCAAGTTCCGCCTTAGCACCTTGGAGCATCTCCCAGCCCTTGCTGGTATCATCTTGGTTCAACGCACTGGTAATCCCGAGGCGGAAACCTTCAGACAACTTAGCGTCATTGTCGAACTGAGTCGACTGGGCCTTGACCATCAGGGCGTTCCACTGCTCCTCTCCCATCAGCTCCTTATAGGTCGAGGTCTTCCCGTTGAGGGTCACCGGACGGTCTGCAAGGCTCTGGAGGAAGTTGGTAGCACCCGGACGCTGGATGACGTCGTTAAGGGACCCGATGATGACCTGCTGGGCCTGAGCGTCACTAGGGATACTTCCGGTCTTAAGCGCATTATCAATGTAGCGCTGGAAGAACTCACCGGACTCTGGACGGGCCAGAACGGCAGGGTCTTTGAGTACGCCTGACAGCTCAACCTTCGAGGCCAGTATGGCACCCTTCTGGGCTTGCTCACTAAGGAATGTATCGTGCTTACCGTACAGCGAGATGTTGCGCTCAGTGATGTTCGCGTTGAACCCTCTCTGGAACTCAGAGTCCTCAGGGTTAATCATGAACCGTTCGGCGAACTCATTGGCACCTTCGGTCAACCGTTTGTGGCGATACTCTTCCATCTCAGCACGAGTACGGAACTCACCGTTCTGGACACGCTGTGCCACTTCGTCGTCAATGAGGAACGCAGCGTTACGGCCAGTCTTGAACCGTAGGGCCTCCATAGCGTACGGGTCATCCTGATACAGCAGGGTCCCGTTCTTGATTGCCTCTCGGCGCTGCTCTGGGGTCAACTTACGGATAATCTCATCTGATCGCTCATCAGCCTTGTCTCGCTGACGCTTGTCGTAGGCATCTGCTGCCTCACCCATCGCAGTACCAAACTTCGCCAAGGACTGCACGAGGTTGGACTGGCGGAACCCTTCCTGTTGGATGGTCACTGGGCGATACTGCATGGACGCTGAGCCACCACGGATACGGGTAGACCCGGCCTGTGGTAGTTGGCTTAATGCTTGTTCTAATTTACTGGCCATTATTTACCTCCTACCTTAGTACCTTGGGCCTGACTAATTGGTGCCTTGGTTCCCTTGCTGTCGAACGCACCAGAAGCATACGCGGATGCACCCTGTGAGGTCATCAGCGCCAGCGGGTCTAGTACCTGCTCCAGCTTAGACTTACCTTTGCCCTCAGCCTTCTGCATGGACTTAACTTGGTCAATAGTCGACTCAGAGTTACCCAGCTGCTGAGCGAACAGTGACGCATAGTCTCGACGGTAGTTATCGGTGACCGCGTTGGCCTCCCGAATGAACTTGCCCTCTTCGATTCGACTGATACGGTCCATGCTGGCTCCCTCAAGGTTTCCCTCTCCGATTGCTGCACGGATTGTACCCATGGCCTGAACCTTATCGAGATTCTTAGCGGTCAGGTCCGCACTGGCTTCTTCCAGCTTCTGCTTCTGCTCAAGGCTGGCGTTAGCGTTCTGAATGTTTGACTCTTTAATCATCTGGGCAGACTGTCGGCGCATCTGGTCATTCTGAAGGCCAATCATCTTGGCTTCACTGCGCGACTGACCTATGGCCTGCACCGCCGTCATTGCGACAGGAATAGCTGCCATCCAGCACATAGTTACCTCCTAGTTATGGTGAACAGTTGGAACTTCCCACCCTGAGTGTACTCCTCGTGGAATACAGCACCGATGGACTTAAGGAACCGCTTGTGGGGACCGTTACCGACCCACACGAAGTTCCACAGGGATGGATAAACATTTAATAACATGTCCCTGTACTCCATGATTCTCTCACGGAACTCCAGCTTGCCAGCCCTGTCGAGTCTCCACACTTGGTCACTCGTGACGAACCAGCACTGGTCTCCGCAGTGTCCGCCTATAGCCAAAGGAAAACCATCGTGGTCTAACGTGACACACTCAGTAACCGCTGGGAACGATGGTTCTATACCCATGGCCTGCGCCTCAAGTACGTCATGGTAGGCCGGGATGAATAACTCGAAGTCATTACTTACAGTGTTTCTTATGTACATGCTTTAAGTCCCCCCCTCTTAGTGTGGTCTCCCTATAGTGCTACCTAATTGAGCAACACCACAGGGAGACGTTCAGTTAAATACCGCTGGCGCGGTTGGTATAGTTCCCCTCCCAGCCACACCCAATGATTGACACAGGGGAAGCGTTGAAGGAACTCAAGGACACCTTCTGGTATAAGGCGTTGCCAGTCACCGGGAATCGGTATTGACCAGTAGTTGTTGCCTTCTGGCCAAGACGTAGACCAGTAGAGCCCACCCGGGCGTTGACCAGATAGTTGAACTCGCGGTTGCCGTTATCGACGCTCACAGTGAACGCACCAGTGTCCTGATAGTTCACCCAAGCTCGGCGCAGCTGTAGGCGACCAGAGTCCATCGTTGACGTTGTCCCGTCGTTCTGCTCCTGCTTGATGAGGAACCTACTGAACACATACTGGAAGTCGTACAGGAACCCAATGACAATATCCTTACCGGAAATGTCACCGCTAATGCGGATGTCTGGGGTTGAATCCCAAGAGGAACCAGTAGGCTCGTACTCGGTGATTTTGCCGTCACTCTCGCAGATTGCCACGGTACCCTTAGAGAACGACGCACCGTAGATGTCCTTGACGTTCACTACCGTCTGGTTCGTCTCAATGTCATACGCAGTCTCTGAGATGTGGTATGACCGCTTGGCGTCCACGTGGAATCGGTAAGGCTCGAACGGAAAGTCCGTAGAGTTCTTCTTAAAGTCCACCGCAGCTATCCACACGTTGTAGGCATTCCGCATCAGCATGTACATCGTCGAGTTGATACAGTTTGCGGCCATCACCTCAACACCATCACCGAAGTCCCAGTGTGACCATGACTGCTGCCGGATGTTCTCATCCATGTAGAGGAACTTGTAGATGAACACCTTGCTGGGAGCGCCCTTGGTCAGTACACACGCGAAGTTCTCTGTACCAGACCCGTTGATGCTATATACACCGTTCGGGATGTAGTTCGGTACGTGAGCCGTCATGTCCTCTGCGTTCTTCACAGAGCTTACATCCTGCACCGCGTAGTAGCGCATAATGGACGTAAAGGAGCTGCGAGGAGACGCATAGTAGATGTTCCTGCCGATACCGTAAGGACGCGCACGGTCTGACACATCGAACTGGGTGGTGAGGTCCAGCTGTGCAGTCTTAGCAGATAACACCCCGTTGGCCGACAGGACGAACTGTGCCTCATCAGACCACAGTAGAAGCTCCTCGGCGAAGCTCACAGCGTACTTGAGGACCGACACTCGGTTATGACTCACAGCAACATCCAGTGGGTCATCGTCCGTGTAGTTGGCCACCGACGGCGGGTAGAACTCGAAGTATTTACTGGTACGGGACATCACAATGTTCTCCCCAGAGATGAACCCTAAGCGGTTCCTGAAGAAGAACACGTCAGTTATCGTAGAGTTCACAAAGGATGGCTGAGGGTTGGTATCCTCGTCGCCAGCACGTCTGTCCTTCCAATCGTGGTACCCGAGGTCAAAGTTACCATCAGCTGCACGAACCAGTGTCCAAGGCATTGTGGTGTAATCCAGCCCTATCGAGATGTTCCATCCGACAGTTTCCTTCCAGACCTTCTGACTCTTGTCGTACTTAACGTAATACTGGTCGGCGGTCTTAGATGTGTCCCCGACAATCTTCACCATGTACCCATCTGGAGCGTTCAGAGGCAACTTAGAGAAGCTCTGGACGTAATGAGTCACTGGATTTATTAACTGGTCCGCATACCCATCCTTTGTCTCAAATATGTCAAGGGTGGCATCTGCCGGAGCTATGCAGTGAATGAACCCTGTTCCCACGTTGAACGTCCACGTAGGGTGTGCTGTTCTGAGAAGAGTCGCTAGGGCTTCGGCGATAGCCTGTGCGTCTACCTTCGGTGGGTCCTCCTTAGCGTTGTCACCCGGCGGGAGCTGGTGGCTAACCCACACGCCGTTAATGTTAACTTCGAGCTTTCGCCCGTACTGACCACCGCGAACGTTAATGAGGGCGTCAACGTTATCCCTGAAGGTACCACCGTTGGTCAGGTTCTGACTCTCCCGTACCTGTCTGGTGCGGTTCACGATGAACGTGTAGTCGGCCACAGTGACCATCCGCAAGTTATCCTTAGGGTTATTGACGGTCACGTAAGAGCGGTCGCCACGGACCTGATACTCATAGCCTGACAGGTCGAATACCCGAACGTCATTCCCTGTGAACACAGCGTAATACTGCTCGTATTCGTCGCGGTTTATGAGGTGGATGTAGGGGTCTTCCCCAAGATACCCACGGCCTCCCAAGGACTTGATGAACACCATAGGTGGTCGCTTCTGGAGACCCTCAGTCTCGGAGGACCAACCGTTGACCTGAAGCGTCCCCTGCTCTGGGTACCGTAGGATTTCAGGCTGCTGGCTAATGCCTCCCTTGAGGTTCTTGATTGATTGTGATACGAGAGCCATTTGGTCCTCCTTAAGTTTCTGATTAACGACCGATGAGACCCTGAACGTATGCGTCGCCGTCAAGCATGTTGTACTGCCCGAAGTCCATCTCGTACTCGTTGCACGCCATCCGTGCTTCCATCTCTTCCTGTGCCAGAGAGTTCTCTACGTCCTCCGCTCCGAAGAACCGAGAGTTGAACTGGCGGCTGGCCTTGGTGACAATCCACTGACGGAAACACTCAGGCATCTCGTCGTAGTCCTGAAGGGTAATCAGGGTCACGGTAATTGGTCCAGAGAAGGTATCCGTGCCTGTGGACTTATCATACACCCAGCCACCACGGTTAACGTACTGGCCACCTAGGATTGACAGGTATGCCGGACGGAACGGGATGAGTCCAGTGCTGGCATCCGGGGTCAGTGTGGCCGACTCGTTGATGTTGAAGGCCCAACCTTTAGACTGAATCTGGCGGTTAATCCTGTTGAGGATACGACGAGCGTTCGCTACGTCTGCGCTACCATCTTCGTCAAGGGTTGTCACCGGGGATTCACCGATGGCTGCGAGCATCTCGTTGATGGCATCCAGCTCAGCGGCAGACCCAAAGTAAGCATCTTGCATGTTCATAATGTAAGCTCCTAACGAAAAAACCCCTCAGAGACCGTGAGTGGTCCCCAAGGGGTTTGGCTTAGTTTTAATTAGTCACGACCAGCTTAAAGGACTTCCTTTCGGAACCGTCAAAGCTGACAGTCACTAGAGTTTCGCCCACAGCGATTCCTTTGAAGTACAGCGTGTTGGTCCGGCGAGTGTGGCTGGCAATCCCGGAAGTACCATAAGTTACCTCAATGGTTGACCAGTCCGTTACTCCCTCCAGCCCATCAAATGTCACCTTAAGCGAATCACCACCAATAGCGACAGTCTGTACCTCATACTCAGACGGAGTCACCGTCCGAGCACTAAAGGTATTTACGCTTAGGCTGCTGTGAAAACCAGCGCACCAGCAGATTCTGGACGCAGACCACCGTGACCCATCGCGTATTTAGCGATAATCTGGTCAGCCTGATACTCAGCGCGGCGAGCACGTTCCAGAGCGAGGTCTTTCAGCTTAACGGTACCAACAGCGGAACGGTGCTGGAACAGGCCAACAACGTTCTCTTTGTTGACTTTACCACCAGTTGCCGGGAAGGCGTGCTTCTGGTTGGTCGCTTCTGCGCCTTCGTCCGGGCGGTCATCACCAGCACCACCAGCGGTCAGGTGCGGAACCTCGACAACTTCGAAGCCCATGACGTTACGGATAGAACCACGCTCAGGGTCAATCAGAGCCGCATAGTTCGCAGCGTTAGGCATCAGAGCTGCCAGAATCGCAGAGTACACGTCCGGGGTGGTGTAGAACGTACGGTCGTTAGCCGGGACGTAGTTCTTGGTCAGAGCCGCACGGGCAATGGTCAGCTGTGCGATAACCGCTTGGCCCAGTTTAACCGGGTCTGTCAGGTCAGCCTTAGAGCCAACTTCCAGAAGGGACGGTTTGCCCAGACCCGCGATGTTCTCGTTAACGGAATCCGCGAGGTTAACCAGACCAGCCAGCTCGGCCAGAACTGCACCATCAGCCGCCATCGCCAGAGATTCACCAATCTGAGAGGTGTACTCGGAGCGCACGTCATAGTGGTTCATCGCGTCTTCGATGTCGTAAATCAGCACGTCCGCAGTCAGCAGGCCATCAATGTTAATGGTCTTCTCGGTGTGCTTGATGTCTTTGCGTTTGTCGTCCAGAGACTCGCCCGGTTGCAGGTAAGCAGCCTTGGTGCGACCAATCACAGGGAACTGTGCGGACTTACCGGAGCTGATTTGACGCTGCATGTGACGGTTGGTGGTCACAGAGGTACGAGCGAAAGCGGTCAGGACTTCACCGCCGAATACTTTCAGGAATAGCGCCAGCTTGTCTGCTGCGGATTGACCTTTACCTTGGTTAGTACCGAGCTGCTGTCCACCTTGCATGTTAGCCATGTTGAATCTCCTTATGTTGTTTAAGAATAGAATTAGTCATTACGCTGACCAAACGGGCCTATCGTTGCCAAGCTATTTGGGGTAATTCTCCGCGCCTATCATAAGGTCTTGCCCTAAGGTCGCGTAAGTTACTACTTGAAACGAGGTGATACTCATTGTGTAACTCGAAGGGCACTCTACAGCCAAGCCACGGCAGCCAGATGCCCAATCAGTATTAACTGAACTGGTGACCGCCAAACTGTAGATTCCATCTCTCCCTATAGTGCTACCTAATTAAAACTTAGAGTCGATGACCTTCTGTTCCACTTCACGACGGTACTTGGAGTCGGTGCGGTAACGTGGGTCTGACATAGCTTTAATCATCTCAGCTTGAGACTCGAAGCCTTCAGCCTTGCGGGCCACAGGTTTCGCTGGGGTTGCACGCTTGGCAATAGAGCGCTCAGCTTTCTTACCAAAGGTTTTATCACGAGACTGTCCCGCTAGGTTCAGAATCGTCTTCATGGTGGCTATGTCACGAGACTCAAAAGCCTTGATGAGCGCCTCGGCACCCTCAGGGTTATTGGTCTTCATGTGACCGTAGACCTGCTGGAAGCGCTCTCGGCCACCTACGAAGTCCATCACTTTCTCGACGTACTGGTTGACCAGAGCTTCCTGACCACGAATGTACGCATCGACGAACGCCTTACTGTAGCCAGCCTCGGCCAACTCTCGGTAAGACTCCTCGGACAAACTGTCTTCGTTCTGGTACTCCTGCTGAATACGGGTCACAGCATCCTGTGAGAGACCGCGTTCGATTGCAGTAGCAACCATGTCGTTAAAGCCAGCTTCGTGTTCTTCCAGCTGCTGAGAGGCTTCGTTGATGTCAGCCGGAGTTTCGCCAATAGGTTTGAACTCTTCAGGTTCATCCTCGTCGGTTACTTCCTCCGGCTGACTCCCTTCGTCGCCCTGCTGTTCTTCTTCTTCAGAACCCTCTTCACCTTCGGTAGACTCTTCGTCGGAACCGTCAGCGGAGATGCGGACCTGCATACGGCCCTCTTCAGGTTCACCGAACGGGTCCACATCGGAGCCATACGGGTCATCATTGTCGGTGTTCAGCTCGATTGCATCATCGCCATCTCGGGCAGCAACATCAAGAGCCAACATGTTTTCTTGGTGCTCCTCAGGTGTGCTGCCAGTCAGTACAGCGCTGTTAACACCAAAGGATGCATATACGTCTGCGTTAGATTCGCCAGCCATTTCAATCTCCTTAAAGTTAAGACTAAGCGGAGACTTACTAGCAGTGTTCACCCAACGGCTACCATAAGGTCGGCTTGAGTGGTCTTACGTTCGGTCTCCCTATAGTGCTACCTAATTACATGCCCGGTTGCATACCGACTGAATCAGCCGCTGCGGCCATCGCTTCAGGACTTGCAGTAGCCTGTGCGGCCATCCCCTGACCCAACGCTGCGGCCCCTTGCTGTGTAGCAATCTGGGCACCCTGCTGTGCCATAAGGGCGTTCTTCTGCTCCTGAGTGAGAAGCATACCAGCGGTGTCGAGTCCGATAGCGTTAGCAATGCGTAACTTGAGGTTAGCCAAGTTGAGGTCATCATCACCTTCGAGAGCCTTAAGGGCAGACCATGCGTTAATACACCGCTCCAGCTTGTCAAGGTCCTGCCCACGCCCAATAGCCTCAAGGCCAGTGCTGATAGTTGGCTCGACGGCCTCTTTAGGTAACTCCGGGATTTGCTGCGTGGCTTGTAGTTGCTTCAAGAGCACTCTTACCAGAGGCAGCTGGAGTTCCTGAGAGAGAATCGAGTAGACACCACCTAAGGTATCTTCCAACTCTGACGCCACGTACCGAATCTCTTCGGCTGTGACTCGCTCGCCTGTACGTTGTACCGCACTGTTGAGCATAAAGGCATACGAGAGGCGAGCCTCAATGGTGTCGCTTACGTTCTTCGCTACGGTAAAGTCACCGGACTTCTCCAGTTGGAGGAACTCGATGTCCTGCTTACGGCCCGGTACGAACGCACCAGACTGTGCTGCCGTGAGGCGGCGGACCTGAGTGATACCTGCCGGGTCTACCAGACCGATAACCTTAGCGGTAATCATCGCCATCTTCACGATGGACTCTTGGAGGTTCTCTAGGGACTTGAGGTCGCCCAGATACTCTTCCACGTAGGAACGACCGTAGGATTCACCGTCGATGCGGACCATACGGACCGGAATGTATGGACACTCTTCGAGAGGGTACTCAGCTTCACTGCCCGGTACTGCCTCTTCGGCGACCTCTTCGTACTTAGAGTAACCATCCCCGGCTTCGTTCAGATACACGTGGGTGTAGATGTCAATCTCAGCGTCTTCCTTCTGCTCACCTTGGGCTGCTTCCACTTGGCTGCGGACATCCTCAGGGAGAGCGTTGAACGCAATCTTGTCGAGAGTGACAATCTGGAGTACGTTACCGAAAGCGTCTCGCTGGACCACATACGAGTTCAGTCGATAGAGCTTCATAGGTGTATAACCCTCAGGCTCCGGTAAGTACAGCAGCGCGTTACCTGCCACACACAGTTGCTTCAAGCACTCAAAGAGCGTCACTCGGTAACTGTTGGACTCGATGTAGTTCATGATGATGCGCTCTACCATTGAGAGGCCCTCATCGACCTTAGCGAGACCCTCAGCGTCACCCAGAAGGTTCTTCGCTTCGTATTCACTAATGGTCAACTTCATCCATGATTGCATCGGGAACAGGGCCAGCATCAGCTTGGACGCTAGGTTGTTCAGCCCGCGAGCACCTACGGATTGCCACGGAGTCGTGTAATCGGTCGATGCGTTATCGGAATCCTTAGGGAACAGTGAGGGAATCGTGTACTGCGCACAGGACTCTGCTCGTGTCTCGTAAGGCTGTCGGTCGTTCTTCAGACGGTCGTATACCGCCTTGGCTCCCTCCTCTGCGAAGCCTTCGAGTTTAACTTCTGCCATTTGTTAGCCCTCCCCGTAACCAATCATAAGTTAATCCCACCGCCAGAGCTGCGGGAAACTGAGAGGGACTTCTTGCCGGAGGCGCGAGTTTTCTTCTTGCCGGACTCAGTGTCTGCTGAAGATTCAACGTCCTCCACGACCTCTTTCGGTGCTTCCTGAGGTGCGGCCACAGGTGTCTCAGCGGCTGTTTGCACGTTGGGTGCATCTGCTGCCAGACCAACGGCCTTGAGTGGTGCCTTTACTACCTTGGATATAGCCTTCTTGATTTTCTTGAACAGTCCCATGTTAGCCTCCTAAAGCTGACTTACGGATTTTACTGACGGACCCTGTAGGCTCGGTCGTCTTGGTCACCTTGAGTGACTTACGACCTGACACCTCGGGAGTGGTGCTGTTTGAGTCCTCGTCTCCACCGTACTGGACACCCTTAGGTTCCTCGGTTAGTGGCGCTGGCTCAGGGACAGTCGTCGTGTCGACCTTAGGTGCTTTCATCTTAGGTGAGAAACACATAATCAATCTCCTTCTTTGAGTGCACGCTGACGGCCCTCCATCTCGTCAAGGACACGAGAAGCCATGTGGTGACCGAACAGTACACCGGAGATGAACTCCTCACTGTGGCCAGCCTCACGCAGCTTACGGACCTCTGACTGATACAGGAAGTCAGCATTAAAGCGAGACTGTAGGTACTCCTTGACAGCTCGCGGTACGTCAGGAAGGTCATTAGGATTGTTAAGGATGTGCTCTATAGGTTTTAACATTTGAGTCTCCTCTTTAAGTAATCTTTAAGTAATAATCATAATGGGCACTTCCCCTATAGTGCTACCTAATTAGTGCCCATGAGTTTATCACTATGACTTGTGCTCAACTATCTGCTTGATAATCAAGGCCAACATCCAGAGACCACGAGCGATTAAGCCCATGGTCAGGATGATGAGAATCAGCTGCCCGGTTGCCATAGAGTAATCTCCCCAGTCTCGATGTTGTACTCATCAGAACGGAGGATGCGAGCCAGCTGGCCCTGCTTGATTACTTCCGCTTCGGTCATCCCTGCTTTGGCCCCAATGGACTTAATGCAGTCCCAGAGCGTCTCTCCCGGCTCAGGAGCGCGTTTCACCCACTTGGTTACCTCTTGGCCCTTGTTCTTACCGGACTTCAGGACGGACGTTACAGGCTCCACAATGAATGGTTCCTTGAGGAAGTCCTCAGCGGTATCGCCCCATCCGGGAATCCCACCGTAACCATCGGTGATGTCACCCTTGATAGTCTGGAAGAGGTGCCAGTAGTCGGCTGTCTCCTGAGTCTGCACTAGGATGTTACCAGTGGTACACCACAGGAAGTCACAATCAGGGATGGTCTTAAAGTCCTTATCACAGGAAACCAGCACGGCCTTCTCGTAATGGTACGGGAGAGGGTTGGACCCGATGATACCCATCACGTCATCGCCTTCCAGCTGCGGCTCAAGGACGCACGTGTAGGTCTCGAAGACGGACTCAAGGAACTCGAAGTAACCCACAGGCTTCTTGGTTACAGCTCGGTTCTCTTTGTACGTTGGGTCAACCAGCAGCTTGCGCCAGTTGACACGGTCGGTGAACGCTAGGACAACGTCTGCATTCTTCCACGCCTTCTTTCGCCCCTTGTAGGACTCAATGGAGTTCTCCAGAATCTCGCGGGCCTTGGCGTGGTCACAGCAGCGGTGCCAAATCTCCTCCTCCCACGAGGCATCGAACTCAGCGGCGCTCATGGCTTGGAACACCAACCAGTCACCATCCATCACAAGGACACCTCTGGCAATCTTCTGGGTTGCCCGGTAGTCGCTGAAGGATAACAATGTGTGCTTACTCATAGGCAACCTCCGTGTTTCTTAAGGAATCTCACTCCGGCACTGGTAATTTCCCAAGCGCCACCATTGCGACCACTCATGGTCAGGCACGAAATGTGACCACGGCTCGCAGCCTCAGCGACTAACGCAGCGTTGTTCCGCACGTAGTTCGACTGGAAGGACTTAGGGCAGCCCTTGAGGGCCGCCAGAACTTTAAGGTACTCGCTCACTGTTTAATCTCCAGTCGGATGTTGGAGACTGTCACGTAGTCGTCAGCCAGCTCACTCTTGATAGCTTTTGAGTAGGCCATTTTGATAGACAGTTCCACAGCAGCCTCTACGCCTTCCTTCACCGCCATCTCTGCAAGAGCCAGCTCATCACCTTTAAGGGTCTTATCGCCCTCCATGAAGCGCTTGGAGTAGCTAACGAGGGTCTTAGCGAACTTGTGGATATCGTTCGTACTAGCTACAAACTTAGAGTCAAAACTTACACGTACACGTTTTGTCATCGACATGATAAATCTCCTGTATTATTAGTGACATACGGCCCAGTTCGGACCCATCTTACCTTCTGTATCCAGACGGCAACGGAACTTAAAGTGTTCTCCCACGTTACGCATAGCTTGCTGCGCTGTGTCAATCACCTGCTGTGCAATCTCAGGTGTCCGGCAGGCCACTTGGATTTCATCGTGGACCCACGCCATGTACGCAAAGTCCCCATCCCAGCCATGCTTTAAGCCTGCTTTGAGAAGTAACTCTTCAGTCTCGACAATCCACAGCTTACAAATGAGCGCACCCGCTGACTGAAGGAGGGTGTTGAGCGCGGCATGTGGTGACCGAACGTGTACCTTTCTTCCATCCAGTCCCTTAATCCAGCGTCGTTTCCATTTGACCTTCTGCTCTCCGGCAACCCACCGGGATGACTCGACGAGGGTCTGCTGGATTCCTTCGCGCAACGCTGCGATTGCTGGGGTGTTCTCAAGGAATTTCTTCTTGAGTTCCTTTCCGCGTTCCTTACCTGCTCCAACGATTTGTCCAATCTTCTCATCGCCCGCTCCGTAAAGGAATCCGTAGATGAAGGTCTTGGCGTTATCACGTGTCGGCAACTCAGCAGCCTGTTGGTTTACTGTGTGTATGTCCCCGTTAAGAATAACGTCTGCATAAGCTCCCCCGTCGTACTTGGACATGAAGTGAGCGAGACACCGCAACTCCAGACCACTGGCGTCGATACCAGCTTGTACCCAAGGTAGACCAGTGAGGCCGTCAAGGTGGTGCTCAGCACCAAAAGCAGCCCTGCAAGGCTCGCCGTAAGGACTTCGCACGCCCGGTACTTGCCCGAGGTTCGGGAAGCTGTGAGTGGCCCGGCCCGTAACGGCACCATTAGGATTGACTGAACCATGAATTTTACCATCCTCTTGAACATAACGTAGCCACGCTTTGTCTCCCTCAGCTGCCTGACCGATGCGCTTCTGTATCATCAGGTACTCTTTGATGAGGTCGATGCAACGCTGCTTCTCAGGGTCTTCCACACGCACATGCTCAAGGACCTCGTCGTCTACCTTAGGCGCACCTTTATCGGTGAACTCTGTCGGTACCCATCCGGCTTCCTTCAGCTTGAGCGCAATGTGGTCTCGGCTACTTGGGTTGAACACAACGTGCTCTACTGGTGTGTACGGAGCGCCCTCTACGTAATCCCGAGTGTCCAGCTCGCAGGGTTCACGTCCCTCACGCTGAGCTTTGTTCTTGGGTTTCTTGTAGATGCCTCCCTGCTTCGGGTACTTCACTCGTGGATATTTACCAAGAGGCTTCCCGGTGCGCGGGTGAAGGAATAACTCAGTACCACCCTTAGGTTGATACCAAGTACCGAAAGTGTCGGTAAGTGTCTGAAGGAGTTCAGAACGACGACCAGCGAGTTCAACGTAAAGTTCCTCAATGGCCTTGGTGTCAAACGGGAAGCCGTTACGCTCCTGCTTAGCGAGCAGCCAAGCGGCTCGGTGTTCCAGCCATACAGCCTCACAGGACTCTGACCAGAAGGTTGTCTCACCCACATCCGTGAAGTCTATGCCAGCTGGGAAGTAGTGCTTGTCGCTCAGCAGCTTCTCTAAGAGTGCCTTGGTAACCACAACGTCCTGAACGTTATAATCCATCATCGGCTCGTTGAAGCTAATCCACTCAGAACCGTCCACATAGTCCTCTCCCTGTTCCTCAAGGAGCTTCTTGAAGTCATCCTTGTATTCACCCTTCATCTCGCCTAAGCGGTAGCCCCACGCCTCCAGAGCGTGAGACCCGAAGCGCTTACCGGGTAACTTACCGGAACGCAGCAGGGCCATGTCGGAGTCCTTAATGTTCGCAAAAAGCAAACGACTAAGTACCAACGTGTCCACTACGTTCTCACGCGGCAGGTGGAACTCTCGGTTTAACTGGAGCTTGGCCAGCTTGGTCAACACTGGGGCATCATACTTGTGACCGTTGTGGAATACGATGAGACCACCACGAGCCACCTCAGCTTCCAACGCATCGAGATACGCTGAGAAGTCCCAAGGTCGATACGATACGTACTCGTCCGTACTGTAGTCATAGATGACCCCACAGTGGAACTGAGTGACTTTCTCTAAGAGGTTGTTAGCCTCGATATCGGATACTAACATAGTGGTCTCCTACTGGATTACGGGTTGTAATGCTTGAATATTTCCTGCTTGGTAACTGCTCGGGTTAATGATGTAACCGGGATGTTTACGTAATCACCCCCAGCGATGAAACCCCTGTGGTTTGCACCAATGATTCGCTGACCCGTCAGGCGTGACCCGGTGCGGTAGTGGACAACATAATAAGCACCACACGCATATAGGAAGTCTCCCGGCTTGTACAGACTCATTGTGTCCTTGTCGAACTCCTTACAGTCACGCTTTGGCTCGGGCTTCTGCCAGCCTTTGTGAGGGTCGTGTGTCCACCCTAAGTTATACAAGATGTTAACAGCAGCAACCTGTCTGGACTCATGAACCTTAACAGCTTCCAGCTCTTTGGTCAGCTTCTCGATGTCTGCACGGATTTCTTCAGGTTTACGCATGGTTATGTCCTCTCAATATGTTGTGTATGATAATCATAAAGGCCACTACATATAGTAATGACCTTGAGTTTATCACTTAAGTTCTGAAGCTGCGGCCAGTCGTATGGAGGTTTCTCCAACCTCTTTACTCAGAATGGTGTCACGCACTTTGTCCTCACCCACAGCTACAGCTGCTGCTACGGCAACGGATGCCAGCAGTCGAGCTGCCTGTGTGTCGTCGAGGGTCACACGCTGAGTATGCGCACGGTTATCACTCTTGGCCTTCCAGCGGTAGACCAGAGTGACCTTGTCGTTGCGAACGTTGATGTGAACCTTGCGGCCCCACTGGTCAACAGTGTCGGACAGCTGAATGGTGTTGCCGGGGAATTTAGCTTTGGTAGTCATTAGAAGAACTCCTTAAGTTTCTGAGCTTTAAGTGCAACTTTCGCTGCCTCTGCGGTTGCATCAAGAGATGCCTGACGTGCCTTGTCGGCGGCCTTAGCCAGCTTAGCGGCTGCTTCTGCTTCCACCTTGGACGCTTTGTCCAGTGCCTTGGCTTCACGTACGTACAGCGCGATGACCAGACGGCCTAATGCTTCGATAAGTTTAAACATGATGGTTCTCCTTTAGTGGTTACAATATGGTGACGCCCAGTCACACGCTGGGCATTGACATTTCTCAGTAGTCATCTTCTTCGTGGCCTTCCCAGCCAGTATCTCCTTCTCCTTCTCCGCCAGTGTAGCTAGACGGTTCAAGGAGTCCGGTCTTTTCGTTGTACTCCATGTACCCCGCAATGCCAACGCCAATACCATTAAAGCGACACTTGAGAATACGAAGGAGGACAAGATTAGGCATGTCCCCTTGCTGATTACGCTCAAGGGCAATGATAGTATCAGAGAGTTGGCGCAGAGACCCAGACCCACGCAGGTCAGTAATGGAAACAGCACGTCCTTCTTCATGAGCTTTACCTTTCTCCGGGTTCTTCAGGTGGCAAATAACAATAAGTACCACTCCGGTTGACTTAGCGAACCCTTTCAGCTTGGTCATGAGTCGGTCAATCATCTTGCGCTCATCGGATTCCTCCGAGGCCGACACTACGATTGAGATGTGGTCCAGAATGATTACGTCACAGTTCAACCCTGTGCGCATGTAGTGCAGCTTGGCCAGCAGACGGTCTACCTCAGCTTCCGCAAAGGAGTCGTAGAGATGGAACTGGTCGGTGCCATACAGCTCATCGAACCATTTGTCATACGTCCCGTCTTCTATCAGTTTCTGCTTGAACTCCCGAGGCTGCTGCCGTAAGCGGATACCATTGGCAATCCCTAAGACGTCCTCCATGGTCTCCTCTACGGACTCCTCAAGCATTGCCATACCAACTCGCAGTCCTTGCCCTCTGGCGAACCCTAGGGCCTGCTGGCGAACGAACGTAGACTTACCCATCCCTGACCCAGAAGTGACCATAATGACTTCGCCACCACGTGCACCCAAGGTTCGGTCATTCAGTCCCGGACATCCCGAGAAAAGGTATCCGACGCTTTGTTCACTGGTCATGGCCTCTCGCACTCGGTCCTTCATGGACATCGCACCGATGACACCATCAGGCACCCAAGGTGCTGCGTTCCATATCTGGTCGAGAACCTCCTTGCCCTTGCCTTTAAGTAAACACTCGTTGGCATCCTTCTCGGTCAGCACCGCTACGTGCACTTTGCCGGGAGGGAGAACCTGAGCTGCTTCTTCAACGGCTGCACGACCCGGTTCATCCATATCGAACATCAGGATAATCTGGTCGAAGCTGTCGAAATACTCATAGTTTGCACTACAAGTTTTCTTAGCGGCTGACGCACCATGACCGAGAGAAACCACAGGCCACTTACAGTCCTGAAGCTGCATTACGGTCAACATGTCGATTTCACCCTCGGTGATGACAATCTTCTTGCCACCATTCCATAGGTGTTTACCAAACAGCGCGTCCCCTTTGTGAGACCCTCGGGTTGAGAAGTTCTTCTCCTTGTCCCGTAGCTTCTGAGAGACGATGGAGCCATTCTGGTCCCGATAGTCAGCCACTTGGTAAGCTGTCCCACGGACCTTGGCAACCCAGTAGCCAGCCTTCTGGCATGTTGCCTTCGAGATACCACGAGCCGTCAGGTCAGTGTACCGACCGTCACTCTCGCCGAATACCAATAAGCCTGAACCTTGTGTATTCATCCCGTAATTCCCTCCTTTGGGTCTTCTAGATGATAACTTTTCGGTACGCTCCTCTGAGCCGGGAACTCGGTGCTGACACACGAAGCAAAACTCATGAGAATCAGAATACACTGAGTTACCATCAGAAGAACCACAGTTTTCGCACGGAGCGTGGAACAGGAAGATACTCTCCTGACCATCTTCTCGGCTGTCTCCGTAACTCATGGCAGCCACACTCGAAGTGCGCCGATGACGAATGCCGATGCGTACACGTATAGTGACCACGTGTCTGCTAAATGTTGCTTTAAGTTTTCCATAAGTCACCTCAGTTAAGGTAGGAGTACATAATGGTGGCACCAAGCACCATCGCGGACGCAGTTGCCACAACGAGAACGATGATATCTATAATATGGTCTTTGCTCATAAAGTAATCTCCTGAAGCGACAACAGGGAAACGTAATTGTCTCCCTGTAGTGCTACCTAATGTTTACCCACGGTCAGAAGTGACCAATTCGTTCTTCTCCCACCAGCGCTTCAGGTCGAAGCTCGGGCAGGCTTTAGGTGCTACGTCGTGGTGCGCCATCAGCACGGCCCCGGAGTATTGCACCTTCAGTTCCACCAGCAGTGAACGCAGAGACTGCATCTGGGCTGGCGTGAAGTTTGCTTCAGGGTTACCCTTGGCGTCGATACCGCCCACCAGACACACGCCGACAGAAGTCGAGTTGTATCCCTTGACGTGTGAACCTACAGCATCTTGGTCACGGCCCGCCTCAACGGTACCGTCACGACGGATGATGAAGTGGTACCCAACGTCCAACCAGCCCTGCTCTTTGTGCCACTGGCGAATCTCTCGGACGCCTACGTCCATGGTTGCCTTGGTGGCCGAACAGTGAACGAAAATCTGAGAGGTCTCCTGTCGCTTAGTGAATTGAACCTTGGCCATACTTACTTTGCTCCTTTCTTCTGCTTGAACTTGCCGAACGGTACATCACGCTTCGGCTCCTTCAGCCAGTCTACGGGAATCAATTTGTCGGCAAACAAGATGTTATGCTTCTCGCACCACTCAGCGTAACTGGTGGGCGACCCTTTGTAAATCTTAGTGCGACTCGAAGAGAACACTAACCGGATGTCTAACTCCGGGTATTGCTCACGAATCAATAGGTGCTTCTTGCGGTCCTCGGCTTCCCAGAGACCCTTAGTCTCCACGAAGATGCCGTTGGGTAACAAGAAGTCTGGAGTGTAAAGGTGGTCACTCGCAGGAATAACGTAAGGGATGCGCCACAATTCGTAGTCGAACGTGACGCCCTTTGATTCTAACTGCTTGGACACCTTGTCCTCAAGGCCAGACCGGAAGGCACCCACCTTCCGAATCCCTTTGGCCCCATAGCCAGCCATTAGAAGTCATCGTCTTCTTCGGCTTCGCCCTCGTCAGCTTCCTCACCAGACCAGTCTTCTGGGTCTTCCTGAGGTTTACGGCTGCGAGGTTCGTCAGCTTCGTAACCGCCTTCTACGGCTTCGTCAGCCCAGTCGTCTTCGCCACCACCAAAGGTAGCCAGTTCGACCAGCATCACGCCTTCCAGCTGCAACTTAACGGAAGCACCCGCTACCGCAGACCAGCCGTACGGTACCAGCGAGAAGCGAATCTTCACTTTGGAGCCGCCTCCGATAATCGGAACGTCTTGGATGCGTTTACCCTTGGCATCAACTACACCCAGAACAATCTTCTTGGTCTCGCCAGTCTTCTTGTCCTCGTACGAACCGTAGCACTTGAAGTTGAACGTGGTGGTGCCATCACCGTTGTCGAAGAATGGCATGTCGCCTTCGTACGGCTTCAGAGGTTTCTTACCCTTCTGAACCTTCGGCGGGTTCGCTTCGTGAGCTTCCAGACGGGCCGCGTAGTTTTCCTCATGGGTCTTAACGATGAGGTCTACCAGCTCCTGACAGTCTTCGTTCTTGAACGTTACGGAACCCTTGTAGGTACCGCGTGGGTTCTCAAAACCCTCACCGCCATAATCCGGCTTGTTGAAGTAAGCATAAGGCTCACAGGTACCAATTTTGGTGGTATAAATCTTCTTCTTAGCGAATGCCATGATGAATCTCCTTTAAGTTTAAACAGTAAGAGGGACAGCCTGTGTCCCTATAGTGCTACCTAATGACTATCAGGGCGTACCCGAGTCACTTGGCCTAACTCTTCGTACTCCGCCTCGGCAACTTCTAGGGCCTCCTCAAGAGACCCAGCGTGTACCGGGAGTTCATACGATGCGTTAGCTGTCTCGACCGTTACGACGAACTTTTGCATCTTCTCGCTCCTTCCACATGTTATACAGGGTGATGTACGCAGGGTCGAGCGTCTTCTCGTACATCGCTCGGCACCAATCACTCGGGTTCATGGCTGAGAATCTCCTCAATGAACTCAAGCTCCTCCTTGGTGAAGTCCTCAGTCTGGTAGATTCTGAGGAAGTCCTTTGCCCAATACTTCAGGATTTCAATACGACTCGGTGTTAACTCAATCATGACACAACCCCTTGTGTTTCTCGTAAAGTTCCAGATAGAAAGCGGCCTTCGCCATGTCTTTCTCTAAGGTAGCCAGCTCTGACTTCTTCCCGGCTCGAAGGCGGTACTTGAGGATGTTCCCGAGGCAATACCCCTTGAACATCTCCTGAGTCATGCTGCGAGCAATCACCTCGATAGCCTCAACGCCTTCGAACAGCCGGTAGTGGCTTGGCTGCTTCACACCATCGTCATCAGACGGAGCACAGGTACATTGACCGGCCCCATTCCACACCTTACAGTCAGTTGTGTGAAGGGTGGTAGATTTTAGTCCACAGTCACACGCTCGGAAGCTGTGAAGCGAGGCGCAGTGGTCCTTATGATTACTCATTTACGACCTCCTTGATACGCTCCCAGAACAGACGAAGGCGTGGCCACTTGGTCACAACTACGGGTACGAAAGGACGGCTCTTAGTCTGAGCCAATTCGTAGAGACCGCGAGTAACCAAGATGTGCACACTAGGTGCCAGCTCGAAGGTGTCACCGATACGTGGAATCTTACCGTGGCGCTCCGAGGCCGCTACAGTGCTGCGGTCCTCCCGGCGAACCGAGAAGATACCGTTGGATTTGTTGAAGTGTAAGCGCATGGTTATGCTCCTTTAGGTGGCTCGTCATTCATTGACCACACGATAGCCGCGAGGATGAACACGATGATTAGAATCAGATTGATAGACATGTTGTTGTCTCCTATAGTGCTACCTAATTAGTCGCATGCCCCACAGAAGCCAACGACCATTCCTAATATAAACACAAGAATACAAGTGAGTGTTAGTTCTAAAGGTGTCATCACATTTTCTCCGTTGGGTCAGCCTCGGTACCGCGCCATTTGTCAAACGATGGGTGGCGCAGAGAGCCATCTGGAGTTTCCTCCATGTACTTGATTTGGCATTGCCAGCCGTGGTATGGATTAACCTCTTCGTCCTCCTGACGCTTAACCTCAGCTGTGAACTCCTCCATAAGTGCCTGAGAGATGTTGTTGGCGGACACCACTCGACCAGACTCAAGGAGAACCTCGAAGCCAATCACCTTGCCCTCGTTGGCAAGACCGGGAGTTCCCCAGTTGAGTCCCACAACTACACCGTCAGCCTCATTCTCTGGCTTCAGCTTCCACCAGCCGGACTTCTTACCGCGCTTATAGATACCGCGAGGGTCCTTAACCACGAGACCTTCGTGACCTTCTTCGCGTTTCTGTCGGTAAAGCGCATCGAGTTCGTCCATGTCGTAAACTTCATGGGACTCCGAGAGGCACCACTCGACTTCAGGGAAGTGGTCTTGCAGGACTGGTAAGGCAACCTTGACGTGCTCAAGGCGGAGGAGGGTCATCACGTTGTAATCATCACCGGACTCGATAATGTCAAGCGGAATGATATCGTAGAGGACAACTTTGAGGTGCGCGGCAGATAGTCTAAACTCGGTACGAACACGCTTAGCAACGCCAACCTTGCGAGGCCTCAGCATGTCTGGTGTTACTGGAACGTTGTGGTACTCCATGTTGTATTTCTTGAGCCACTTGGTACGCAGCAGGCCAGACCCGGTGTTGAAGTCAACGCCTTTGACCATGAGTTCGCCATCAAGCATAAAGCCATCGGGGAAAATCCAGCGGTCATCTTTCAGTAACTTCTGCCAGCGCTGGTCGAAACCGTTGAGATGCTCAAGTGCCGGAATGGTCTTGGAGACCCGGCTGAGCCACGCTGCGTTGGCCGTGTTATCTACGCAAATGTTCCCGCGTACGCCATCGTGCTTAGTGTCTGCGATGAGGTAACCGGAAGTCTCCAGCGCCTTCTCGATAGCAGAGCGAACGAACGATACGGCCTTATATGGATTAGTCTTAATGTTCATCATGATGATGTCTCCGAAGTGTAGTGTTCATTTAGTGTGCAATAAGCAATCATAAAGGCCACCGGAATCCGATGACCTTGAGTCTGCCTATAGTGCTACCTAATCATTTCCAACTTGAGTAGTCGGCTGTGAGTTTCGCCAGCCAGTCTGATGCTGAGTCAATTGACCAGCGGCTGAAGGTCTTCTCCACTAGAACCTCATCGTAATCTGGTCTGGGTTCGTACACGGAGAACAGCACTGTGCGATTGAACGGGCGGTACGTCATGATTACACGTAGTCCCGTCTCGTCCATCAACCTGCGCTCTGTGGCACCCAATCGTGACCACTGCGAAGTGCTGCCCTCAAACAACCATTTAGTTTGCTCGGCCATTTGTTACGCTCCTACGAAGTATTTCTCTTGGTTAACGACGCTGTCACCTTTGGCGTTGCGGAAGGAACCCTTCACGCCACCACCGCGTTTCGTCTTGTTCAGCTTGCGGCCCTTAGGGATATAACCCTCGGTCTGCTGACGTTCACGGCTGCGCTCGAAGTTGATTGTGTTCTGGTACATGGCGTGCCTCTTTAAGTATTCTTTAAGTTAAGACTTTAAGTAATGGAACCCTCGGTCATTCGAAGGTTCCCTATAGTGCTACCTAATTACCGGAGACCTTAGGCGAACGCGAAGTCGGACTCTAGGATATCGCGCAGGTTCAGGTCACCTTTGGCCGGGACCGCAGGCATTTTGTCCAGTTGAGACTCATGCAGCTGGTCAGCGAACTGGTCATAAAAGTCAGCGATTACATCGTTGTCCTCGTAGGTCTTGACCATCGTCTCACGGACTGCCTTAAAGAGATTCCCAGCGTCTGCCGGAATGGTCCCGAAGGAGTCGTGAATGAGCGCGAAGGAGTCAATCCCGTAGACCTCGTTAGCGTGCACCACGGTCATGCGCAGGTGACTACCATCCTGTGAGTGCACAAAGTTGGGAGCGATTCCTGACTCCTGCTTATGTGCGTCAATCTCTTTGGCTTCCCCTTTGTTGTACGTCATGAACACGTTGGCCTGACCTAAGAACGTCAGCTTCAGACGCGCTTGGTCGCGCTTGTGGTATTCCTGCCACACCGGGAAGCCGTCTGGTGTTACCCAGTGGATTGCGCAGCGCTTACGGAGCACCTCTTTGGTCTTCTTGTCCTTGACTTCAGCGGCCAGCAGCTTAGCGGCAGACTTCAACCAGTTCATTGCCTCGACAGCAGCCACTACAGTCACAGTCACAGCGTCCCAAATCAGCTTAGCCATGTAGCCAGCCGCTTGGTTAGGGTGCGTAAACATCAGGCCCTCGCCGTTGTCAATAGCTGGCTGAATGGTATCCTCAAGAACTTGCTGGCGGAAGCCAAACTCTTTGGAACCGTACGCCAACGTCATGACCGAACGCTTAGTCACCTTGCGGGTCACGCCATACTGCAACCACTGAGCGGCCAGTACAGACTCACCCAGCGTTACCTTCTCGCGGAACTCTCCAGTCTCCTTGTCGGCAATCTGCTCGACCACCGTCTGGGACCCGTTGACAACGTGCTGCTGGAGCACCTCGTTAACCTTGTCGGCCACAATCTTGTAAATATCCTGCACGGTATCCGATGGCAGCAGGTTAACCGCACGGCCACCGATGGAATCGCGGAGCATCGCACTGAAATGTTGAATCCCAGAGCAGGACCCATCGAACGCCAGCGGCAGCGAACAGTTGTAATTCAGGCCGTGATGTTTAACTCCTGCGTACTCGAAGCAGAACGCTAAGAAGCAGAACGGCGAATCTTGCTGGGTCCACCAAGTGTTATTCAGTGGGTCCGCTGCGCTCGCCAGAATGTTACCCTCGTTCTCTTCGATGAACTTGATGCGCTCAGGGAATGGAACCTTGTCGACGCCCGCGCAGTTTGCACCGTGAATCTTCAGCCAGTAGAACCCATCGAGACCGATTGGCTTGCCCTTAGCCAGCGTCAGCATACCTTTGGTCATGTCGTTACCCTGCGGGTTGAACATGCTCACAGCGTACACACGTCCACGCCAGTCCATGTTGTACGGGAACCAAATGGCCTTGTGGTTAGCGAACTTGTTGGCCTGTGCGACCATGAACTCCATTGACAAACGGCGAGACTGGCGGGCCTTGTCCTTACGGTAGACCGCTGCGGCCTCCTTGCGCCATGCCTTACGTGCCACCTCGTTGGTGTCGATATCGTCCGGGCGTGGCGGTAACTCTTCGCGTTCAATCGCTGGGACGTCGGCCACCGGGCAGTGCTTCCAGTTGACAATCTCGTTGACTACCGCCAGCACCTTCTTGTTCACCTTCCACGGCGTGTTTTGCGCTAGGTTGACCGCCTTGTATACCTCTGGCATGTGCACGTCTGCGTAGCGTCGCAGTGCCTTCTTGGAGTGGGTGCGCACCAGTGCCAGCGGACGGCGACCGACTGACCAGTAGCCACCGCCTACAGTCTCCACCCAAGGTTTCGGAGGGACTACGCACGGCTGGTGCATCGGACTGATACCCGCGAGTGCGCCCGCTCGTTTGCTCAGGAGTTCCACAAACGCCGGAGCCAGCTGGACCATCTGCATACTGGTCACATCGTCGGAGCCATCGGCCATCTTGTTCTTGGTCATTTCCACCAGACCAGTCCCCTCAATGAGCAACTCCAGCAGCTTGGTCCCCACGTGCATCTGCTCGTCGGTCTTCCAGCTGGACCAGTTGTCGCCACCAAGCATCCCTTTGGATATCATATCGGCCTCGACTACCTGCATGAAAGCCTTCTTGTACACGTGGCCTACTCGCTTGTCCAGCTGGTCCGCTACGTTCTTCTTGAAGTAGGTGGCTTCCTGCTCACGAATACGCCCGAAGCGGGCCTCATCCTCAAGGGCCTTGCCTAGCTGAGAGGATACCTGCTGGATGGTGGCCTTTGAGGCGTCTGTGAGAGTCCCTAAGACGACCTTAATGGTGAGCAGTGCGATTGCATCACTGGACACTCCGCGCTTCTCTTTGAGCACCTCAGCGCCCATACTAACAGCTAACTCTGAGGAGACGCCGTGCTTAATCGGGTAGTATGCGCGAGGCTTCTTACCGCGAGCGTTTGCTTGCTCCTCCTTCCAGTCGTCAATACGCTTGGTTAACTGCGGGTGCAGCGTTAAGACCAGCGGCTTAGCGGCCACGTTGTCGGCGAACTCACCAGCTTTCACCTGTCGTTCTAACATCTTCAGGAAACGCTGCTCGCCCAGATCGTACGCTTCATGCTCCAGTGCTAACTGCTCACGTGCCAGCTTGTCCCCGTAGTGCTCGCTGAGGATGTTGTAAGGGATAGCGGCCAGTTCAATCTCTGAGAAGTCATTACGTGCAATGTTTAATGCGTTCATTGTGTGCCTCTTTGGTGCCAGCGAACTGGCGTTAATAAAGTTTATCTATCGGTGCCTCTTGCGTGAGAGACACCTAAGATACACCTTGTCAACCCATAAGTCTAGCCTGAAGGTAGTTGTCCACCGCAAGGCCCCGACCCTGCTGTATGGCGAGACCATTACAGGCCATCCATGCGTGCACTCGCTGCTCGATTACCGCAAGGTCATACTTTAGGGCCTCGGCGTTAATCCGCTCGCGCTCCTTCATGTGGCGTGCTCGGACCTTGGCGCGTTGTCTGCGTGCCTTGTTGATGTGCTTGCGGTCACGACACAGCGTGCTGTCTCGGTCACGCTTAGCCTTGTTGCGCTTACAGCGTTCAATCATCTTGTCGTGCGCTATCTGCTCAATCTCTGCGAGCAGGTCCTCAGGTTCCAGCGAGAAAGGCTCACGGTCCCGGTCCGCTGAGAATGACACCGGGTCGGTAATCACTGGCTTGCCGTCCTTGGTGAACATGATGTTTCCGCTGTGCATATCGAAGGACGCAATCCCGTAGAAGAACTTGCGAATCATCTGGCACGTCTCGATGAACGGCTGGTCAGCCTCCGAGTAGTCCTCTGGGTCCGATTCACCCTCAACGAAGTAATACGCAAGGTCTGCGTAGCGGTCGTGCTCATCGTTCTCTTGGCGCTGGCACGGTTCCAGCTCATCCAGCACCACCGTATAGCAGCCAGTGTGACGCGCTACGTGATAGACGTTAGGTATCCCTACACGGCCTTGGTGCATCCGGCAGAAAGCCACGTAGGCGGCCCCTGAGTCCTCTTTCTTAAAGCCAACCTTAATGACCCTACCCGGCAGCAGCTCGTGCTTAAACGCTGCACTGAAGTGACCATTACCCAGCAGGTTAAACCCGGCGTCTTTGGCCTTAATCTTCAAGGTTTGCCAGTAGTCCTGACGTTCAAGACCCCAATCGCTGTCCGTATCGTCACCGTCGGACGTCTCACAGTTCACAATGTCAGCGATGAGTGCTACCAACAGCGGCTGGCGCTTGTCGAGTTCACAGATTGGCAGGTTACGGATGACGTCTAAGCGTGCTTGCATGTCGGTGTAGTTCATTAGGTTGTTTCCTTGTGGTGCGTGTGTGTGTGTGTGTCAATGGGTTGCAATGTAGAAAATACCTACCTTGTTAGCCTTAAAGCGGCCATTAGGTAGCCGTACAGTAAAGCGAGGCAAGAAGCCCCACTTCAGGTAACTAAACGATGCTTTGTGTACCTTGAGACCCTTACGAAAGTCCCGCACAAAGTACAGGACAATCAGGGCGTACACGCTAATTACGAACAGGGTCAGCATACATTACCTTGCGTGTGCGATAGGTTTGGGCCAGTTGGGCCATGTAGTAGCCGAACCAGTCGGCTTTTGCTTCAGGTACGCCAGCAGTGCACTCGCAGGCCGTCTTAAAGGCGCTGCGGTATTCCTGCAAGTCCTGCTGTGTGAGACCATACTTAATCATCACAGTCTTCCTCTTCGTCTTCTGGTTCTTCATACCAGATAATCCCGGAGTCGTTCGATACGTCGTTGTACAGCGCCTCATAGATGCGAGCCTGACAGATTCTGCTCACGTCCTTGGTGTCCGGTATGAATCCTGAATCGTCGAACTCGTGGTCAATACCATCGGCAGCCATCACCGTGAAAATCTCACTGTAATAATGCGGAACCTGACCGTCTACCACCTCGTGCAGTGCATCAGACCAATCGTCCTCTTCGGTGAGTTCATCCTGTTGGATGCGTTCATTGAACAGCTCAACGGTTGCAGCCAGGAGGTCGTAGTATGCGTTAGCGTTGCGTTCCATGATGTATATCCTCAATGTTGATTGCTGGTTACCAGCGTTAGTGGTTATCAAGGTGGCTACTCTCAGGGTGACAGGACGTACCTTGCCAGAGACCTGAATGTAACCACTAGTTAAACACTAATGTCATGGTGTACATATCAGCTTTGACTAATCCATATTGTTAAAGAGCAATGCTAGTTCTAGTTGCCTAGCGGTACTTCGTGAATCTGTGGAGCATCTTACTACTTGTTCATCGTTGAGTCAACCACTTTCGTATGTCCGGTTGATGACTACTTGAGACCCTTCAGCATCCATCTAGTAACTCGAAGTATGCTAGTGGTTGGTAGCGTTGTGTCTCTCAACGGTTGCTATAGTCTCATAACGGATTCTGAATGTCAATACCTTAAGTTAAACTTTATGTAGACCTATAGTGATAGTTATCTTTATGGTGATGGTCTCTTAGTAATACTTAAAGTGTCTCCCTATAGTGATACCTAATTGTTTAGTGTATTGACACTGACCACTGAATAGCCTTATAGTAATGACTCACCGATACCCTTTGTCCCGCTCTCAGTGTCTCAGGGACTGCTAAACGAGATACTTAATGACGCTCTTAATGTGACCTACTAACAGTCACTGCTAAACGTTAGTCACACGGTGAACCTTGTGAGCAGTCGGCTCACCTTAGGTATAGTGTCGATGGATGTCCTCAGGTCGTTACCTCAGGTTGGCTCCTCAGGTGGATACTTAAAGAGGGCCAACAGATAGGGACACAGAGGCATCAACATATAGTATCCCAAGGTCCCACTCACCACAATATATAGTATCACCCAAGGACTCCCACCAGTCCCACCTAAGGTTAAACCGAAGGTTTAGGGGTGGCCTATGGTTACTTTGGGTGAACTGGAGGGTACTGGGGGGGGATAACCAAAAGTTTAAACTGTGAGA